TTAGACCTGGTCGATCGGGTCCTTTCTGCGGCCTTTCTGCGCCGTTCTGCACGTTTTTCTGCGGTCGTTCTGGACTCGTTCTGTGCTCGTTCTGCGTTCTGTTCAGTGCGGATCGTTTCTGCATTGCTCCATCCCGTACTGTCCAAACGGAACGTTCTGAAAGTGTACCTTATCGAATTGCCCATGTTTCATATAAGTATACTTGCGATAATTTCTGGCAAAGTTGAATATTTCGTCCGGTTGACATATAAACGCTCCGGACCGTTTCCGACCCGGAGCGCCTATCTTTCTATCTTTCTCTAAGCAACAATATGTGGATTGTTTCTGGCAACTTCATGCCTTGATGATAGCGGACCTGGGATATCAGATCGAGCTGTCCGCACTGTCTCGTTCTGTCCGTATCAGGTGTGTGTCGTCCCGTTCTGTGCTGTTCCTTACTGCTTCGGACTCACCGCCTTTCTATGCTGCTATGGTTCGGTCACTTCTTTTTGGTTTTGCTATTGTGACCGGTCTTTTTGTTCTCGTACTCTTTATCCTTGTTTGGATTCTCCTTGCGCCATTCCCGTTTCTTGTCGCGCCAGTACTTTCTCATCGGATCGGTGATCTTCTCAGCCAATCTGTCTCACCTCCTGTCTTTGACATATAGGGGTACAGGAACGTTTCCTGTCTTTGACATATAGGCAGTCAGTTCTTCTCGTTCTTCCCTGTTGCGTTCGCCAGGATCCCGCCGACAAGCCACACAAAGCTCGGTACGAACACAAGCCACCACGACCCGGAAAAGATCCCCATCAGTTTCAGTACGAGAAGGGCGACCTGTGATCCTCCCAGCGTGATATCAATGAACATCGTTCTGTCCCTCCCTTCTGCGCTCGTTCCATCTGCGGTTCTGCTTCTCGATCAGCTCATGCAGTTCGGCCCGCTCCTGGTCTGTCACTTTGGATTGGCCCTTTAGCATCTTGTTCCATTCCCGCATGTATGCGTTGTAGTAGTCCTCGTTCTGCATTTTACCGTTCCTTCTTCTTCCCCATGTGAACGACCCGGTCCCGCTCTTCTGCCTTCTTTGCGTCGTTCCACTTGTCCATTGTGCCGACAAGATACCCGGTGATTCTCCGGATCCTTTCAAACATGACTCCTTTTCCGTTCGTCTTCATCCGTTCTGCACCTCCTTCTCCCACATCGGTTCCGGACCGTCTTCTGCGTCCATTTCCATTACGGTCATGATCGCGTAGTTTGCAAGGTCCAGCAGCGTGTCCCGGATGGATTCGTCTTGAACGTGCTGAACGTCGACGTTTCTGCTCGTGAGGTTATGCAAGCGATTGTACTTGTCCCCGATCCGGATTGCCGCCATGACCAGACCGTAGTCCTTGTAGCTCGTGCCAAAGCTGTTCCCGTAGTCCCGGTTCTTCTGGTCGTAGATCCGGTTCAGCTCGTAGCAGACTCTCTTGTGTCGTTCTGTGTTTGTCTCAGTCATCGTTATCTCCTATGTCTTCAAACAGCGCCGGCAGTTTGAATTTCAGCGTGATGAGAAGCATCCAAGCTACAGTACGAATCGATGGGTCCGCCGCTTTGCTCGTTCTGAGCCGGAGGAAATGTCTCAGCTCCCGTACGTTCATAGTGCAAACCAGCTCGGTTTTAGTGCAATTCGGCAAGACCGCCCTGGCCTCCTGTGGTGTGCATCCACCTTCGATCAGTCGGAAGTATGCGTCCTCGGCCTCCCGGCACGCTCTGGTCCATATCGCCGCCTGCTCCGGTCTTGAGTCGTACCACATCGGGGCCACGAAGGATACAGAATGATTGAACCCGTCCTTCGTGTAGTTGCAGTACCTCTGCGATTCCTGCGAGTAGCTTGCGATCCTGTGCCGTACGATCTGATGCGAGACCGCCCTGTCGCATACCACCTTAAACGTGATGTCGTAGTGCTCCAGTACGGATTCATGCCCGGACCGAACGATCCGCCGCAGGAATTTTTCCGCGCTGCCCGTGTCGATTTTGTCCTCGCTCTTGTAGCAGACTCTCCCGCACCGCTCCAGATGCTTGTATACCGTGTCCGCATCGATCGGCGTCAGGATCTCCACGGACGGTTCGATGATGTTCATATTGTATCCTCCACTCCGAATGGTCCTTATGCTTGTGTCTCTTCATCGGCCCGGGCCTTTTCTGCGGCCTTGCGCTCCTTGGATCTTCTGTAGTATTCCTTTTCCTTGTCCGGGTTTTTCTCGCGCCACTGCCGTTTCAGTTCCCTCATGACCTTCCTGACTTCTTCCGGTTGTGCCATTTTTATTTCCTCCTAGTCTTGACAAATTGTCTTCTAAACTGTATAATTGTAAGGGGTATTATGTATTATGTTTTATCCCTGTTCGGTTGAACCGAAATATATAATATATAACCTATCTGAATTACTCAGGCTCATTCCCAGTACGGAGTGGGCCTGTTCTGTTATCTTACCCACCCGTACTGTCTCGTGCCGTTCTGTGATCCGTCAGGTGATATCTGTGGCGTCGTCGGTCACGTCAACGACAATGTCCGCCTCGATCCGTTTCCGCAGCTCGTCCGCGTCCTGAACATCTCCGAGCGGATTTTTCGGTTCCACGACCACGTCCTGCACGTCTCTGTACCCGAACAGGTTCTTTCCGAGGAAGATCCCGCTGGCCGGATTGATCTTGCCGTTCATCATGTACATCTGCCACATATCTTCCAGAACGATACGGGCCTTGTTGATGACTTCCGTGTTTTCCTCGGCTGTCATTTCCCCTCTTCGCCATGCGTTCAACGTGATACGACTCACGCCGATCCAGTTCGCCATACCGATAATGTTCGGTTTCATGTCGTTCTGTTCGCAGAAGTCAAAGTATTCGTTGATGCGCCCCTCGAGCTGTACAGGGTCGTGTGGATTAATCGGGGCCAGATTCATCGCGACTCGCGCCAGTCGTAGATATCTCGAGTTGTCTCCGGGTTCGACATTCTCCTGTCCGAAATCGTTCTTGGAGTTGCGGATCTTGGTGGAAGGATCCCGATACAGCTGCGCCTGTTCCGGGGTCAAAGCCGGTTTGTTAGATCCTCTATTCCCAATCTTCGCTCTGTTGTGATATATCGTCCCGTCCGGCATGAGATCCCCGTCTCTCGGTCGTCCGTGCCCTTTATAGATTCTCTGGGCCATCGTTCTGTTCCTCCTCTTTGTGTATTGGTCCAACACCGTACACGGCTTTATAGAACGCGTCCGCCGTTTCGATGCATGGATCGTCTGTGTATTTCTTCGCGGCGTACTCGATCCGCTTCCAGAGTTTGTCGTGCCATTCGTACAGCTGTTGATGCAGTTCGAAGGATTTCACGAACTGTTCCTTTGCATTCTGTCCCTGTCCTCGTGTCCATTGACCGGACTTGACCAGATCGTACACGTCCCGCAGCTGATACCACAGGAGCAGTTCCGGCGCGGTCAAGGTCGTGTTCGGCATCTCGTCGGAGTAGGCATATTTGCTGATGTCTTCAATCGTCATCGCAATAGATCAACGTCACCGGTTTGAACAGCTTCTTCTCCTCATCTTCTTTGTCTTTGGGATGTCTCTCAAGGTACTCCATCACAGCCATCCGCATAATACTGGACACAGACACTCCAAGCCGGTCTGCATTTCTGCGGATCTCAAAGAATGAACACGGTTCCGGAGCAAACGCAATTTTATATCCCATGGTTTTCCCTCCTGTTACGTTCTGTTACGCTTTTTGCCAAATTACCGTAACACAAAAAAGTCAGTTTTATCAATGGTTTGCAGGTTTGTGTTACGTTTGTTACGGTGTTACAGACTTTTCTACGCGCGCGAGAAATGATTTTTATAGTGATAAAATCACGCAGAAAATTTTTTCTCAAAATTTTATATAATATATAATTCCTCCGTAACATCGTAACATCGTAACATTTTCAACTTTTTAACAATCTAAAAAGGCAGCTCCAACTGGTCTGAAACCGTTGAAAACTCTGGGGTTTCGAGGATTTCTTCCATATTTATCCTGACACAGCGCGGCGTGCCCTTTGTTCCGGGGATGCGGCACTGTTTTGTCGGTCCGTCTCTTCCGGGCAGTGCTCGTCCCGTTCGAATCGCCCAGGACAGGAATGCTTTGGAGTCGAGACCGGCGTTTTTCAGTTCCCGGTCGAACACGGACCGGATGATGTAGATCACGTTCTCGTCCTCGTCCACCTTGCCCCAAATCTCCGCGTGGCTTTCCGCATCGAAATGGGCGCTGTTGACCGCGACGTAATCGTACAGCCAGTCCAGTGTTCTGCGGTTCACGTCGATATCGCCCTTGCTGAGAAGTAGCGACGCCATCTCGTCCACGGTCAGGGCAAGCCCGTCCTGGAAGATTAGCTCGGTTGCGATTGCGTCCGCTGTGAGGATGGCCGAGGCGGACCCGGCTTGCTTCTCCGTTACGTCGTGCTGCAGGACCTCGTGATAGAAGTCCTTCTGCATTGCCCGGACCCTGTCCATGTTGACCGGATCCATGAGCCATTCAACGAACTGCTTTCCGGCGTGACCGTAATTGTGGTTGATGACCTCGCACAGTCCGACCAGGTCGGAGTAAATCTTGTTTGGGGCTTCAATCTCAATGACACGGTTCCGAGCGCCACCGCCAGACAGCGGTTTGATGATTGTGTGTTCTCCATTTGACAGGATAACATTGCGCCATTTGGTCTGTTTCCGGAGTCCTCCGGACGCTTTGCCCTGTGACTTGCTTACCCCTTCGCACAGCTGATAAATGATGTCGTCGAAGTCCTTCACGCCCTGGCTCGCCTGGATCTGAAGTTCATCGAGGCACATCGGCAGGTTGTTAAGGAAGCCAGCGCGGGTCTCCTGTGCGTACCGGGTGCCGTTGAACGTCGTAACGTACTCGCCCAGTTCCGGACAGGCCCAGACCGATGCTGCCACCATCAGCGCAACCGTCTTGCCGTTCTCCGTACCGCCCCAAGCGTGGACCAGAAACGGGAGCAGACCGCACGGCTTGAGGATTACCGATGCGAAGGATGCCGCCAGATATACCCGCGCCGCTGTCTTCTCCTCGCGGACACTCCGGATAATTTGCTTCCATTCGTCATAATCACCACATGGATGAACCGCCTGAAACATGGACCCAAAGTCGTCCTCACCGTCGAAGTAGATGTGCTCCACATACGGGCTGAACTCCTCGTATCCGGTGCCGACCCATCCGAGGCGCTTAACGCTTTTCTCCTCTTTGATATGGTCGTAGTTGTACTCTTCCATATCCATGATGTACGCGGACAGATCCTTGTCGTTGCGTTTGTTAACGACGATGCCGTACTTGGCCAGACTCAGGATCCCGTTCGCTATGGTGTCTTTCGGCACAATATGGCTTTCGTCCTTGTACCGTCCTTCTGCGGTTCCTCTCCTAAACCAGATCTCCAGCAGTTCCTCCCCGGTGTCAACGTTTTTGAACCGTCGTACCGGAGCGATTGGATGTGGACAGATCACTCGCTGTACGCCGAATCCGTCCACGACTGACACGCCGTCCGAGTCGCAGATGTACTTACCGGATGTGAGCTGCTGTTCCAGCGGTAGTCCGTCAAACTCGGTCTGGTTCTGCCCTTCTACGACCACATCCCCGGACAGGCTTTTTAGATACAGCTTCCACAGATTCATAAATCCCCGGATCTTCACCGCAGACGCCTGTGCTTTGACCCGCTCCAGTACCTGCTGCATCTTAAACGGTTCGCCGGCGTACTGGTGGATGAACTCGTACGGTTCTGTTGTCTGTGTGAAGTCGTCCGCTGTAAACTGCGGGATAACCAATTCACCTGTCAATCGCTATCACCTTCTTTTGCAAAAAATCGTATCGCTTCCGCCGCTTCCTGTACCTCGTCCCATGCGGCGTCGATGTGTTTCAGCGCGTATGTATACCGTTCTGATATCTCGTCGTACGGCCCCTGTGGAGTGTCGTGCTGAATGATCAGGTCCAGGGCGGCATACTTATCCATCGCCGCGTCGTAGACCGTACAGAGCTGTTTAAGGCGGTTCTCGCGCTCAATGCGTTTTCTTCTGAGCTGTTCTGCCTTTTTCCGCGCCGCTTCATCCTCCTCGGTCCGCTCCCGCTCCCCAATCGGAAAGCCCAGCCCGAAGTCGTCGTTGATTTCCTTCATGGCGTCCTGAAATGGAAGGTTTCGAAATTGCATCACAAAATCGATCGTGGATCCGGACGCACCGCACACAAAACATTTGTAGACGTGTCCATGAAAAGAGAAGTTGTTCTTCTGTCCTCCATGCAACGGGCACGGAATCCTGTGTCGGATGTTTTGACTCATCAGTCCGTACCGTCTCAGGACCGCGTCCATCGGAACGGACTGTTTGATGAGGTCAGCATAGTCAGTCATTTTTGTCGTCTCTCCCATCCAGGAACCAGCTCTTGGTGAACTGTCTTTTCTTCTTTGGTTTGAATTCCGTACATTTCGGTCCGGGCCGGCACCCTCTCCGATGTCCTTCGATCAGGATGAATTGACAGCCCCAAATGTCTTCTTTTCCTTCGGACAGATTCGCACACCAGCTATAGCAGCATGATTTGCATCGATTTTCTTTTCCTAGCGAATAATAAAACACCGCACTAATCGCCATAACGATCTCCGCAACTCCCATCTTCGCGCCGCAGTTTGGGCAGAAGTGTGTTTCGCTCGGGCTATACCCTCCGCACAAACTGCATTGCCAGCCGTCTTGATATTTTAGCGGCTCTCGAAGTTTTGTGATTCCATCAAAGTCATACTCTGTGTAATCGTAGTCGGGAATCCACCGCCCTTTTACATTCTCCCGCACATCGGCGGCGGGTGCTTCTTCGACCATGATTGCGATATCCATAGCCGCTTCGTACTCGTTTCCATTCTTGCAGTTTGGGTTCGTCCCATTCCGGGCAGATTCTTCCCAAGCGTCTATCTTTGCCATGAGCGCTTCCTTGTCGATGTACTCTTCAGCCATCCCCCCGTCCTTCCCTTATCCAACTG